GACCGTCGTACACCCCCAACCACTACAACCTCTGCAATCTTGCATAGGATATCATGGCATTCAAGGGATGTTAGCTGGCGTCCTCGGGCCTTGGTAAGGATCTCAGATACGTATCCAAACAGTTCTTCAAGCGGTCCAGGTCCCGAAGCCCTTCCTCCAAACGTCTTGAGTCTTGCGCCCGCAGGCCGTACCTGCGATGTATCCCATGTTGGTTGTTTACCAGCAAAGAGAGCAGAGATAATGTTGCGTAGAGCGATAGCCCATCCCTCTTTACTATCGGCGACTCGCACAACCGGCTGATCGCATAGTCCAAGGGCATCTCCAACAACTGGGAGTTGAGAGACATATTTATTCTCCACACTGAATCCGACACCAGTACCACACATAAGGATATACATGGCCTCATCAAAGGCCCGAAGACTATCGACAACAAGGTAAGCACAATTATACCCGGCTACGTGTGTCTTATCGAGGGCCGGGCCAGCAGTCATCATGCACCGCATGCTGGGCATGATCTCTAGATTACGAATAGCGTAATGGATATAACCCCAAGTGTGCGGATCATCGAAATTGTGTTTCTCTTTTACATGATTAGACATCCAATCACAATAACGATCAACAATCTCGTTCCACGTCTCACGTCGGCCTTCGTTGTCTAGCCATCGCGAGTAGCGGCTATAGGCTATGAAGCGTTGATAATCTTTCAGAATGGTTCCTCCACAGGTTCAGGTTTTGACACAAATCCCTTGTAAGCCCAGTTGCCGTCTTGGCCGCCTGAGTACTTCTTCGTCTTAGTTCTAGCTCGAAGAAAAGAACGGGCTACCGCCTTAGCAGTCTTGTTCTTAGATACATATTCTACCACATGACTATGGATGCTGTCAAATACTTTCTTGTGGATGAACAGACCAGTCTTCGAATACTTACCGAGAGTCAGACTGTGGTCGAAGTTCTTGAAGTGTACAGACGGATCATCATAGTTGACACCAATCAACTGAACTTTGTGTATACCATCTACAATATATTCGTAGACAGAGGAAATGGGATTGTTATTATGCTCATCGTTGCCTTGAAGATACTCATTCTCGTGAGCATCCGCCCAGTTGGGTTCCTGATAGTTCTGTATCAGCGACCAATTACCTGGGATGTTAGGCTCACCAATCTTGTACGTATGAAAGATGTCATAGTCTTTAGCCTCATGACCGAGGTGCCAGTCGATAACTGCACCGCCCATCAGAAGCGAACCCTTAGGTGCTTCGTCGAGCAGCTTATTCCAGAGCTTAGGTCCGTTGTTCATCGTCTTCGTCATCCCATAGATCAACGAAGTAATAGCTTTCATCTTCGTTGTCTATACGTTTGCGGTTGCTGTTGATCACCCGTTGCTTGTATTTGGGTGTATGAAGATCGCGTGCTATATGATTAGACTGAAAAGAGCGCCGGGCTTTCCGACGCTCCTTCTCAGAGAACTTATTGATGCCTACCATCATGTTCCTCTAGATATTTGAGGACTGAGACATATCGGTAATCTTCGATACATCCAGCAATATAGTTGCATCGATTACAGAGTAATTTACGAACTTCGCCAGTTCGATGATTATGATCTATATGTAATCGAGTTCCCTTAGTATCACCACCGAGCTTATCACAAGTATAACAGCGGTTGTCCTGTCGTATGAGCATCTCTTCATACTCATGACGCTCTAAACCATAACGGTACTTGTGATGAGCCCAGCGCTGAGTTTTAGGTGTGTGCTTTTTCGGCACGAATTCTTAGTTCTGCCCTCGCGAGGGCTCCCCAAGCGCTGTGGAGATCGTGATGAAGTCCAGACTCAGGGTCCAGAACTTCTCCTTCTGCTTCGTAGTCCAGGTGTCGTAGGAGGCCATCAGAGTATCGCGCATGGCCATCGGGGACATGGAGCCATCCGTTCCAAGCGTATTTAGTGGCACCGAACTGAGAGACGAGAGCAACTCCTCGTATTGCTGCCGGGAAGTAAGAAAGGACTCCACGATAGATAGGAGCCTTTCCTGTGTCATCTTTTCGAGCGCCAGCAATGCCTTCCGCCGGGTCACCTTTAACTTCTCCTTTACTCACTTGCAAGCTCTTCGGATACTCTTCGGTTTACAACCGATTCAATTACCTGAGTAAGAGGGTACCACTCATCATAAAATCGTCTAAGATTCTCTACCTCAAACAGTAGTGTATAATACGCTGTCTCGAAGTCTTTCTTAGTCTTCAATGCCAAACCTCAAGTTCGTTGGGTCCTCAATTGGTACAATCATTAGGCCATTCTCTTCTAATAGGTCTATAAAATTCTCTGCGCTAATCTCTTCAATACGACAGTAATCGAAAATATCTTGAACTGTCTCTTCCATCTTAGACCTTATGTCGTGAACCAGTTGACCACGCTCCACAATCCTGACATTGAAGTCGCTGAACCTTAAAGTACTTAGTACGCCTAAAGCCACGAAGTTGAACGTGATCAGACCCACAACCACCACAGGCACCCTTGTTGTCGCCGATGTGCGGGTGATCAGTGATGAATGGCAGGATGTGATTGTACAAACGAGTAGTGACCTTAACGTCTTGGATGCAGTACTTCTTCATACGCTTCCGGGCCTTCTCGTCACCTTCGAGGACAGACCGCCAAAGTTGAAAGCCTTCATGCTTCATCTTCTCACCGACACCGAGTAATGGGCCGATGTACGCAAGACGGTTCATGACAAACCCAAGGGACTTAACTGTCTTGATCAAGTCAATCGATGTCGGCGGAGCAAATGGTTGCAGACCTTCAAGCATCAAGTGACCCCTGATCTTGGGCAAATCGTAACGATTACCATTATAGGTAACAACCGCTTCGGCATGGTCTAGAAGTTGCCGTAGAACTACAGCCATCTCATGCTTACCATCTTCCCATTCAGACATGAAGACGTACTCGTTAGTACCGAGCCAGTGAGCACAGAAGCAAAGAAGACCACCAGCATCGATCAACTGAGCCGGTGAGATATTCTCATCGAACATCTTCCAGACATAAGCTGTAGCAGGTGCCCATTCGATGTCGATGATAAGGATTTTAGAGTCAGTCATTTGAACCACTCCTCCGGGATTTCTTTATCACACCACAGGAAACCATTACGGTCTGCCCATTGGGCGTGAGTGGACTTTGTTCCCGGCATCTTACGGTGCGCTTCCATGAAACAGAAACGCACATCTAGTTCCGGGTGTTGTTTCTTTACCGCGAGGTGTTTACGTCGGTCCTCATATATCAGTTTACCTTTAGTCTCAACATAAAAGCCATGTTCGGGAAAGAAGAAGTCAGGATTATAATCATGATCCAAGATGTAATGAACTTGCGTGGGCTCGTACTTCCATACCAACCCACGCGAGCTGAGGTTAGCGGCTACGGTACGCTCGAAGCCGCTCTTAAAAGCCATTAGCCGAAGGGCAACTCGCCACTCTCGTCTTCATCAAGGAGAGAGGCCAGCACTGCAGTCTTGACACGACCAATCGGAAGCACTAGAGCCGGGATGGCTCCCTTACCCTGATCAGTCATAATTGCGAGGTGATGCGGAGTAAAGATCAGGAAGCCATTGATGTCGTATTCAATGTCATCGATGTCCACCACAACATAATCATTCTGCGGGATTGTGTCTTCGTCAGCCTTGCCGCCGTTAATTGCGCCAAGCTTGAAGATGTTGGTTGGTTCTTGTTCGTCGTCCATTCCCATTCCTTCTCTGTTTCTTATTGTCTAGAAGGTTACTTCACGTACCTTCGGTTCTCTCACTACTTGAGTGAGAAACTTAGGACCATTAGAGTAAAGAAAGGTCCGAAGACCAAGACCATTATTACTATCAGCCCAACAGCGGCTCTTATGAGCACAGTACGAGCAGTTGACTCCGAGTGCCCTGTTTCCAGAAGCACCCTCCTCTTCGTCATTATAGCATCGCTCTGGAATGTCATCACCCTCCACAGCGCTCTTAATGAACTCGATACGGTCTTTGACATTAACGGCAGACTTCAGTTCTTCTCGATTGATTTCGAGATATGCAATATGACCGTTTTGCTTGTCGGCGGCGAGGAAGGCTCCGTCCGTATCTCTAGCTTCACAGTATCCCGCGAGTTGTTCAATGTACCCGAAAGGGTCGTTATCGATAAGACTGCCATCAGCGAACTTTCTGAAAGCGTGAGTTGAGGCGCTCTTTGCATCAACTGTTACTCCATCGATGTCTGCGTCGATATGTCCTTTAATACCGTCGACATCCACCTCAGCTTGGCGAGACGTAACGCTGTGGCCAGACACTCGGGCGAGGAATAGTAGAAGAGACTCGATAAGGTCACCATAGATGAACTTGAAAATTGTTGCCGGAGGTAGTACCTCTTCTCGACCGAAGCGCTTGTCATACCAAAGTTGCCTTGCACCCTTTCCAATGTTAGACATCCGGAGCGTAAATTCGCGAGGGGGTTCCTTACGCTCCGTCAGCCGGTCCTTAATGAGGTTGGCGATCTCAGTCCCGAATTCTGTTGCTTCGGCGTCTGAGACATCGGCACCCTCACTAAGGACGCGGTAGATGTCAGTTACAAGCTCAGACAGAAATCAACTCAGCAATCTTGGCACGCATCGTCTGCGCTCGGATCGCCTCTACCTTGTGATGATCATATTGAGCAGAGTGGAAGTCAGCTTCACGTGCATGTTCAGCACCAGCGATGTCAAGCTTCCGAACCATCTTAGAGATGTTGGAGATGATGTTGTCAACCTTAGACATTGGCTTCTTCCGCCCAAGTCTTACCGTCTTCAACCTCTTCACGGGTCGGGAACTCTGACCCTTCGTACTTCACAAGGTCCCAAATCTGCATGCTTAGAATATTCGCAGACTTCTGGTTCTTACCATACTCATTGATGGCGAAGTTAACGTTGACCACGGAACCGTTACCAATCTTCGGACCCTTGTAGGGTTGTTCCTTATCTTGGACAGTGTTGCCGTGATGATCGACAATACGGATCAGGCTGTTAGGACTACCGTCTTGCTTCAGTTCACGCCGCTTGAAGGTGATATAAGCACCATTGCCCTTGTCCTTGATCTTATCCTTAAGACCTTCGGCCTTCAGACGTTCAACAGTCTCATCGTCCACATACACATCGATGGACCATTCCTTGTGCTTCGCTTCGTAGCCCCACACAGGCTCTCCGACGACCTTTGCCCATTTCGCGATGCCTCGAATTAGCATTCTTTTAGTTTCCTTTTGCATATGCAAGAAGGCGTTCAATGTCTTCAATAGACATATCACCCTTCAGTGAGTTGGCCCGCTTCGATATGACGCGGACATTTCCTTTTTCATAGCCCTTAGAGTTATCTACACGATCCAAGGACGGTGCCCAATTTTTATCATACTTCTTCAAAGGTACCAGAAGTATCGGACAAACTTCTGGGATTACAATATCTTCTACAGTTATATCACAAACCCAACCACGTTTCTTTGAACGTTGCTTAACACCAT